AGGAGCACTAGGCTGTCCACCGCCTGCTTGGAAGCTACTTAACGGAGGTCTCTCTTTATTATCTTTAGTGCTTGGGGTTGTGGAACCACCACCTAAAGAATCTAAGAATGCCTTAGTAACATCTGGATCAACCTTCTCGAAGGAAAGCTTACCGGTCTTCTTATCGATAACTTGAACACCGATTGGAGCACCTGCAGCATTGTTGATAATCTTCCAATCGAACTTACCAGAAGCAATACGTTCTTGTACTTCACGAGTCTGAGATTCAATACGCTTAATATCTGCTTCAGTCTTACGTTTCTCAAGATCTTTACCTTCAAGAATACGTTGGTTCATCTGAGCAAGACGCATAGCTTCTGCTTCATTACCTGCTTTGAGAGCATCCTCAATACGCTGAGACAATAACTCAGGACGTGTAGAATATAGCTGAGCTTCCTTAAGCTGTGTCTCCATATTAAGAGTACTTGCTTTCTGAGCTTCTTGAGCAGCTTTGAGAGCTTCTTTACCTAGACCTGCGTTAGTATAAGCAGCACTTAACTCTTTAAAGAACTCTTGAGGATTAGATGCAGGATCAATACGTGATGCAACATCATTATATACACTCTGAATCTTAGATACTTTGTTTAATAAAGGATCATTGATTTCAAAGAAGCCACGATCTTGAGCGATGTTAGCAATACCACCACCAAGTAAACCACCTAGACGAGCAGCTAATTGCTGTTGTGGATTACTGATTGCAGCTAATTGACGTTCACGATCAAGCAGAACTTGTCGACGGATAAGCTCTGGGTCTGAATCAATACCAATTCTATCTGAAACTAAATTACCCATGACTACTCCTTAAAGAATATTGCTTGCTCTTAAACCAGATACTGTACTTGCCATTCCTGCGTCTGGTGTAAAGTTAAAGAAATTACGTCCGAACTGACCTAGACTTTGTGTGCCGCCGCCGAATAAGCCACCACCTGCACCACCGGCTGCACCACCTCCAAAACCCATAGCAGCACTTCCAATTAAGCTTGACAAGAACTGTGAGTTAAGTGCATTAGCTTGCTGAGTACCTTGGTACATTGTGTTAGCAGCTTGTTGATATCCTTGATTGTAAAGTTGAGCACCTGCTTGTTGACCGGGTTGAGCAGCAGTACCAATCTGTAAGCCAAGTTGTAATGGCTGTTGAGCTAGGTTCTCTAGCTGTGAAGCGAAACCAATCTGAGCTTGTGCAGGAGCTAATGCACCGGCTTGTAGCTGAGACATAGTACCTAATAAACCAGAACCAGTACCGAATAAACCTGCACCAAACAAAGCACGTTGTTGTCCTGCTTGTTCAGCTTGAGCAGCGATCTGTGCATCTTGCTGAGCCATAGCATTATAGTAAGCTTGTAATTCAGGATTAGAAGCAGCCATTCCAGTTTCTGTGCTACCACCTGTAACTAAACCCTGTCTTCCAGTCTGGAATAAACGATTACGAATTCCTGATAACTGTTGTTCTCTTTGAGGAGCTAACAATCTTTGCTGTGAAGCTACAAATCTTTGAGCAGCTTCTTCAGGAGATTGGGCTAGATACTGAGAACCTAAGTTAAACAGACCTGCAGAAGCAAGACTTAGTGGAGATAATTGACCTGCAATGCCTTCTGCTTGAGAGATAAGACCCGGAGTAGTTGATACTAATCGATCACGAATAGCAGCAATATCACCTGCCGGAGTATATCCTGCAGATTCAATGAAAGGCATACCAGTTTCAGGATCAATACCACGAGTAAACTCAGAAGTACCGAACCTAGTAGTCATGCCAATAGGTCTAAAAGCAGCAGCTACAGCAGCATTCTGAGCAGCTTCTCTTTGTTGTGCAGCAGCTTGTTGTGCAGCAGCTCTTGTCTTACTAGCACCTGTGAACGGATCTAATACAGCACTAACTATACCACCCATTATAAACTCCTCTTGTAGACGTAGCCTACTTTACCGTTATTTAATTTCATAGTTTCAAATAATTCCCATCCAGTAACTTCACCAAACTTAGCTAACTTTTTGTTGTCCTCTTCTACTAACGCTACTAAGGGCACGGCTACTAAGTATTGTAATAGGTTTAAATCTTCTAGATACTTTGCTTTAACTTGTGATGTCCACTTAAATACATCAGTGTGATACCACAGCATTCCTTCATACAGCTCAAGATACATTACGTAATCTTGTCTGTTAACTACTGGTACTTTCACTATACCTTTAACCAGATATCACCGTCAGTACCACCAGTAGGATCTGAAGTAGATACTGTACGTGTACCAAAACCCATTGAATTGCTTGCAATAGAGATAGTTCTATTTGTAGATAAATCACCACCGCCTGTTAAACCAGATCCTGCAGTAATAGTTGTAGTTTTATCTGCTTTATTTGTATTTACTGTATTAATCTGTGTTTGAATTGATGATGTTACACCATCAACATAGCTTAATTCAGTAGCTGATACAGTTCCAATACTTGTAGTGCTTGGTAATACTACAGTACCTGTAAATTCAGGATTATTCTTATCTGCTTTGGATGCTACGGCAGAAGCAATGTTTGTAAATTCTGTATCTAATTCAGCACCACGAACTACTTTACTAGCGTTACCGCTAGGCAGTGTGTCCTTAACTGTAAAATTAGTTGACTTAATGTAATCGCTCATAATACTCGTCCTTGTTTAACGTAGACATCAATCTTTTGAATTGAAATAGGTTGACCATTAATAGGTGTTTCAAACCCAATCTGAATAATCTTACCTCTGCCTGTTCCGTTTACTTTCTTTTGATCTATTTCAACACCGCCAGAGTACTCTGCAATACCATATTCTGCTATACCATATTCAAAAATAATCTGATCACCTACAATAGATAACTGTGATCTATAGTCATTCTCGTAATCAAATCCCCACTTAACTGTTACTGGTTGATTAACACCGCCTACTACTGTATATCCGATCTTCTTCAGAATCTTCTCAGTTGTTGGTGATTGAAAATCAAAATAGTTAGTAAAATAGTTAAATGAATATGTCGCTTCGTTATCAAGATATCCGTCATACTGCCCGATATATCCTGCTCTACCTAATAAAAGTCTACGAGAAGTATCGTAGAATAAAGCTGTTGGTGCTAGAGTCCATGTCGTAGCTCTTGCTGCACCATCTTGTAATGGAGCACGTACATCAAAGCAATAACTAATCTGTGCTTGTGGGAAAGAGACTACATAGAATGCATCTTTCTCATTGTACGCTGCTTTAACTTTAGTAAGGTCTTCTCCGGGAATCAAAGCTAATAAATCATCACGGACATTCTTACTTACATCACGCATTGGCATTGACTTCTCAGATACAAGACGTACAAAAGAACGTACACCTGAGTCAGACAGCCAAAGCAAATCGTTGTTAATATTCTTTACAGTGTCTCTAGCAATACAACCGATGTTATTAACACCTTCTAATAAGGACATTGTGTTAGGGTCTTGTGGCTGTTGATAGATTAATGTTTGACGTAATCCAAAGATAACTAAGAAACCGCCATGAGCACCTAATGCTTTAACCTGATCTGTACCGCCAGTCCATACTTGAGATACATTTAACGCACCTGAAGTACCGCCTGACCAAACAGTACCTGCTGCTAAGTCTGAGAAGTACACAGTCTGCTTATCAGATACTGTATCAGCAACCCATAAACGACCATACGCAGAAATAGCTACGTTACCTTCAGGAACTGTACCCACATAAGCAGGATGTTCGCTAACCCGTCTATATTGTGTGGTACTTAAAGCAGGATCGAATACTAATGGGTTGTGTCCTGATTGAAAGAAGTAAGCTTTGTTGTTAAGAGTAGCAATAGACCACTTGTTTGCAGTGATCGTTGGTGCAGTTCCGCCACCACCATAAGTAACTTCTGATAATGTAGTCCCAACAAGTTTAAATAATTTGTTATTTCCTGTGGCGAGTACATATTTAGTTCCATCAGTTCCAATTAATTCGCCAATCTGTTCGATTGCTTGATTGTTTAGTTCTGTAGGGCTAGTAGTATGAGTCTTAACCCAACCTTTTCTAGAACCAATACGACCAAACTTATCGATAACAGCATTCATAGCTTGCAAAGCAAAGCCATTCTGTAGCTCAATACTAGAATCCTGAGTATTTAAGCCAAAGAAACCCGGTGCTGAGACCGAGGACGACTCTAATCTTTCTGCCATTAGCAGGGACTCCAGTTAGATTCTTCTACATAACGCTGAGATTCGATCGCTATAGCGTCTCCAAGCGTCTTTTGATATAGAGCAAAGGCATCTGCTGAACCAATACCCCCGTCTTCACCCCGCTCTGCTAAAGCACGTGCATAAGCACCCATAATAACTGGGAGACTAGGTACTAAGAGTTTAGTACTATCGCTTGTTAGTTCAGCTTGTGGCTTACATACGTTAAAGAATAACTGGTATGCACCATCAGGAATAGGATAAATGTCTACTGCTGTATCGCCATTAGCATCTTGACCGTTGAATGAGTAGTATCTTGGAGAGTTACGATCAGGGTTCTGACCAAGAAGCATCTTAGTCATCCATGAAATAGGTCTATTCTCAAGGAAGAACTTCTCATCAGAAGTATTATTCCATACGTCTAGAACCTCAAATCGTTGACCAGAACCAATAAGAGTATAGTTAAAAATACCAGTAGCTGTAGTAACTGCTAAGGTATCTGTTAATGCATTCCAAGAGTAGCTGTTTTCTACGTCTTCTTTAGCATCATTAACGTAAGCACCGATAAGTTTTGAATAGGAGTTATCAGTGACAGATGTAACTTCATCTTCACGTAAACGCTTCAATACGGCATTGACTAACTGTAAATATGTCATAGATATATTATACCATAAAGTTATTAAAAAGTCAAGTAAAATCTACCACTTAACCTTGTCAGCCCAATAAGCTGCACTCATTTTGCCTTTTTTGATATTATCAGCGTGACGTGCTTTAAAGCTTTTTTGCCTTGCTTTCTCAGATGCAGTAGATGGGTTTGCTCCTGCACCCTTAACTCCTTGTTGACCGAACCTAATAGTCTTAACTTGATCCCCTTCTTTAGCCACTACAACATGAGACTTAGTAGGGTGATTAGGTGTTTTCTTAGGTTTATTGTAGCCAGATACACCGGCACGTTCTAGCCTAGAATCTTTTTTCATTTCTTCTTTTTCTTCTGTTTCATACCTGCTTCACTCATGGCGATAGCAATTGCTTGTTGACGGTTCTTAACTACTTTACCGCCTTTTCCAGAATGTAGAGTACCTTCTTTGTACTCACGCATTACTTTACCTACTTTAGATTGTTGTTTTTTAGTAGCCATAATTTACCCGTTCTTCTTACGTAATAATTCAAATGTATTAATTGATGTGAATGAAGAGCCTGATTCTGGTGTTAATCTAATTTCATCGCCTTCATCAAGTACAACATACGCACCACCATCAAACTTTAAATAGTCTTTAGCAGCTAATGTATATTCAAATAAAACAGTATATTCTGTATTAGCACTTGCATCATACCATTTAGCAGTAATATGCTTTGTACTTCCTGTTGCATTATGAAGATACATTAAATTCCATAAAGCAGCATATCCTGTAGGTATTTTATATGCTACAGTAGTGACTCCTGCTGTTAGATTATTACCTACTGAAATGCCTGATGAGTTCATAGACTAAATATCTTCTTTACTAAAAGGGTTATTGCAGATCCAACTATACCGGCAGTAAGAAGTAGGACATAAAGTCCACCCTTTCCTTGATTAATAACAGCATTAACCTGTGCCATTTCCTGACGTAATAGATGAACTTCTTTAATTAAAATACGGACTTCTGCTTCTAATGCACCAAAGTCTTTATCTGTAACGTTGTCTGACATAATACACTCTTATTGTTTTTCAAAATGCATTGCTAATACTAATCGAGGATGTTTAGAAGCAGCAGTTGGTGGTGTTCCCATATGAGGAATTGTACCATCAAACCACAAAACTCGATTAGGAACAAATAAACTAGTATACATTACCTCTGTAACTTCTGGATTAAAAAATAATGTAGCTCCGCCAGAAACAACATCCCACTTTGCATTTACATAATAAAGCATTGTTTCAAAGTTACCATCAATATGAGGAGCACATATATCGTGTGGTCTCAATAGATGAACTTTTGTAGATACCGGCATTCTTCCGTTTACAAGTTTCTTTACTTCTTCATTTTTAGTTAACACTCCTAAAGTGTTTACATCATCATGAGAATATAAAGAACAAAGATTATAGCTTCCAGTAAACGTACTTACACGACCATCTCCATAATCTGAGCCAGTTACTTTGTAATAAGATTCTAATGCAAAATGTTCTGTATTAACAACAAAACTATAATCATATGCATTATCAATTACTACTAGTTTTCTACCACTTATTTCTAAATGTTTTGTATTCATTAAAACTCTGTACTTTTAAACACAGCAATCTTTGAACTAGACGGTGTAGTTACAAGTCTATTTTCTTTGACAACAAAATACCCACCTGCTGTAAACTCATTATCTAATACATTAACTGATCCAGAGATAACGACGACTAAACAGTTTTTAACCACTTCATGTGGTTCATTATTAGACAGTACATGGGTATATCTTAATGCTGTTGTTTTAGGCTTAGTCGCTGAAATACAGTATCTAATTGATCCATCTTCTAATGGTCTTTCTACACAAATAGCATTTTTAGGATATAAAATATCTAAGTCAAAGCTTGTATCACCTTCATTAAACACTTTTGAAAAACCAATTTCAGGAACTTCAAACTTAAAAGATCCTTTAATATATGCATTAAAAGTTTCTTGATTTGTGGAAGTTATGTTTTCTCCTACAAATCTTTTTTTGTGTTCTTGATTTGTATTGGTAATAGATTTAAAAATATCAAAACCAACAGCAGATACTTTTTCAAAAGTATACATAGCTAGTCCTTAAATTGTAGATACATCAAATGTATTTGCAATAGGCTCAACATCAGGAGTTGCTTCAATAAAAGGAACTACTAACTTTTCAATCTCAGCAGCATTGGAAATACCTTGAGCTAATAACTCTTTTCTTTCTTTTAAATAAACAGGAGCAATGTTTTGGATAACCTGTTCTAGTTCTTCCCCTACTGGGAATTTCCCATCAGTAATAGGAAGATCAATAGAGTATGTCCATGTGCCTTCATATTCAACAACAATTTGACCGCTTTGCTTATTAAATGCTCTAATTTTATAATCCATATTTTCCTCTTAACTAATTGAACCGTTTCTAGTACCTGTTGCAATCCATGTAATATTAGCATTGCCGACTACTGCAGCACCTGCTCCTCCTCCGCCTCCACCGTATGAAGGAACGTTTCCTCCTCCGTCTCCTCCATTAAAGCCTGATGAACCGTAACCACCACCAGAACCACCAGAACCTCCGCACGCAGAACCAACACATATACCGCCACCGCCTGATCCTGCTGAAGTTAATGAGCCACCTGCTCCATTATTAGATCCTGCTCCGCCAAGACCACCGCTACTTCCTCCGATACCTCCGCCACCACCGCCTCCGTATCCATAAACAGTGTTTTTACCGTCTCCATAAATTCCGCCGCCTGCTCCGCCACCGCCACCACCGCCTCCGGCAATACGGTTAACGTTATTAATGGATGTTGCTCTTTGAACTAATAAAGCAGCACCACCACCGCCTCCGGAAGAACCAGATGAATTAGCATATCCTGCATTTCCACCGTTACCTCCACGACCGACAATAGTACCGTTATTAACGATTGTCACTGTATCGCCTGTTGTCCATGAATTATCTACAGTAAATGCATAAGCACCTGTAGAAGAAGACGATACAAATACACCGGAGTTAATTGTTAATATGACATCAGTTTTACCTGCAACATAACCAGTTACTTTTGCGGTATTTAAAACATAGTTTGATGTATTAGAAGAAATCGTAATATTA